CTAGTACAGCCCAAAGGACAGAGCGATAATCAAGTGCAAAGTTAGATGCACCCCACGCTGCTAGGAAAGCACCTGCTGTGAGGATTGCTGGGTTCTTCATGTTCATGCTGTGCCGCCTATCATTGGGATATTAAAGAACGAACCATCTGTATCGCCCTTCTTAGTGAAAGAAATATGGCAATGCTTAGTGTGCGGGTTAATTCCAGAATACTTCCGCCAACGCCACCCCATGCGAGACGATGCGATGCGACCATTGAAGATGATGTAAGAAATTCTCTTATCTCCACGTTTCGCGCATAGTCGTAGTTGATCCGCAAGGTCAGGCATGAGGTCTGGCTTTGACTTGCCAGATAAATCCCTGTCAATGTCAATGGCTCGGACGATACCTTCTGCATCAGGATTGTGGTCAGAAGGACGAGACGCGTGACGTAAATCGCCGACCCAGCCGTCCGATGATCTATCCCTATCTGCGCCGTAAGTGTCATCGACTTGAAGTCTAAGCTGTTGTCCCGCCTTGCAAAGTATTGGCTTCACAGCTCGCGCACTCCCATCGTTTCTTATCGTTCAAGAATAATTCTTCATGACCACACTCTGGCATTGGAGCAATGAACGCATCATCGATTGAATCGTATGTGTATCCAACTCCTGCGTAGTTATAGCGGATAGTGCCGTTGTATGAAGTCTTAACCCAAGTGCCACCGAGATTGTCAATAAGCCATTGGTAACCTTCATCGCCTGCTGGGTCATTGTTATCGCCAACAAGAACGCGAAGGACTTTATTACTGTTGTCTAGTTCAGCCCAATGACTCATGCTGCATACCTCACAATGACAATTCCTGAACCACCAGCTGCGCCTGGCTTACTACCACCAGGAACGCCATTACTGCCAACTCCACCGCCACCGCCACCGCCTGTGTTAGTTGTGCCTGCAACTGCTGGATTACCAGCAGCACCGCCACCGCCTAAACCACCTGCGCCGTTTCCACTTCCAGTATAGTTAGAGCCCCCACCACCACCTGCGTAATAACGATTTCCACCTGATGATTGACCTGTGCTTGTGGCAGCTCCAATGTTATTAAGGGTCGCGTTAGTTAAGCCAATACCACCAGCTCCACCAGAACCGCTTAATACTCCATCAGAACCAACTGCACCAGCTCCACCGCCACCGCCTGCTGCGTTGCCTGCTGAGTCTTTACCTGTACCACCTGCGTAGCCTTGTCCAGATGTGCCTGTACCACCTGCTTTGTCACCAAAGTAGCCAGCTCCACCGCCGCCTGAACCACCATTATTAGGAGTTCCCGGACCATTACCTGAACCACCACCGCCACCGCCGACGGCAGTAGTGAGTGATCCAAAGACAGAGTTGGTTCCGTTTGTTCCTGTAGTAGTTGTTCCACCAGCGCCACCGCCACCAATGGTTACTGAATAACTATTGGAAGCCAAAGATTGTGAACTGAAAAGTAGCGCACCACCAGCGCCACCGCCACCGCCGCGGTCATAACCACCACCCGCACCGCCAGCAACAACAAGAACGTCGCAGGTTAAAGTTCCACCTGAAACGCCAAGAGTTCCGTTGCCAGTAAATACGCGATAGTTATACCCACCAGAGGTGTAAAGAGTGCCGCCTGTAACTGTCGGTGGTGGTGGAGTTGGGGTTCCATGCACCGCTGCTATTTGATTAAGCAATTGCGCCTACCACATACCAAGTGTCGGTTGCTGTCTTAATGCAGACTGCGCTCTTGTATTGAGCAATGGTTGGTGCTGCGGCTGTTGCTCCAGCAGATAAGACTGTGGTTGTGCCTGATGTGACTGCGCTAATTGTGCAGACCCCTACGCCGATGTTAAGGACTGTGATGGCTGTGCCGACTGGAAAGGCTACGCTGGCATTGGTAGGAATCTTGAAAGCAATGGCTGTTGCCTTGTTCATAATTTCTAGGGCTTGGTACTGATCCGCTAGGACTGCTGTGTAGTCCGCTGTCTGGGCTGTGCCGACTGTAAAGGTTGGAAGGCTGTTATAGGTAGCCGCTGTTAATACGTCTCCTGTTGTGACTGGAAAGGTTGCCATGTTGCTCCTAATAACTCAAAGTTGATGTGCCGATTATACCAAATGTAGTGCTACCAATGATGAATCCGTCCACTATTGGCTCAAGCGTGGTGATTGCTACTTGCATCTTATTAGCTGTTATATCCCAAGCGAAGCCCTGTGCCTGTAGTGTCTTGGTGATAGTCGAGCCTGATTCTGTGACGTTTGTGATTTCTAGGTTGTCAAAGTAATCAAGCCCAATAAGGGTGTCGGTTGGTACATCTGGGTCTAGTAAGTCCACCAGCATCTCGTCAATACGGATTGTGGTTTCCTTGCGAGTATTGACATAGTTCTGGGCTGCGCCTAATACCTGCGCATCTGTCTCGGCAATGAGGTTCTCTTGGTTCAAGCCATGAGGGAAGTACTTGTCAATCGAAGACTGGCTAAATACATTCTGGACTGTGCCGCCTGTGCGAGTGAATCGGACATCGTTGATAATGAGCTTGTCATCGAAGGCATACTTGACGTTTCTGTATGGGATTCCTGTGGTCTGGTTAAAGGCAGTAGCAGTATCACCAAGGCTGCGTGTGACCTCGCTGCGTGACTTATAGACTGCTGATCCATCAGGGCTCATGTAGAACGCTCCAAGCCCTTCCGAGAACTCTGCGTTCTTAATGGCATCAAGGGTTGTGCGGACTGTGCCTGTGTCTGCAATACAGGTGGCATCGCCTGTGGCTAGTTGGCGCATCGAGTTAGGGAACTGGACATCATCAAGAATCTTGCCTATGCGTGTGCCTGTGGTCTGACCTGCTGCCGTATCGGCTACTGTGGCGATATTAGACATCTGCAAAAGACGGAAGCCATCTGTACACAAGATGTCCACATAGGCGGTTTCCTGCCCTACAGGGAAGGTATAGCGGTAGTCATTGACATAGCCAGAGAATAGGAAGTGGTCTGCTGTAGCTGTGGTGGCAGAGATGCGCACCTTGCGTAGAGGCACAAGATAGCCAAAGTAAGGCGAGGCTGGGTTCTGTGGGTTGAAGTAGCCTAGAGGGTCTAGCACTCGCACGATGGCTGTGCCAGCATCGTAGGTGTCTTTAAGGATGTTACGTCCACGCCTGATTGAGATGCTGTAAACGTCAGGAGTGAGATCAACTGTAGGGATGATTACATCAGATGAACCAAATGAATTAACACCGATAACGCCATTATCAGGTGAGCCAATGACAAAGCCTGTACCAAAGGTAGCACCAGAGCTAAAGTCAAAGGTAACGGCTATCTGTGCAGGTAATGTCATCCCGCAAAGCCACCAGTTCTGCGGTTGATATAGGCAGAGTCTCCAGTAGATAGTGATTGGTTCTGTAAGCCCTTGGCGATAGCGTTAGTGACATCGCCTTCACCTGTAATCTTTAACTCAACTACTACGTTATTAGCATTAGGGTTGTAATTAAGCCCTGTGCGAGTGTTGTAGGTAATCATGCCGTCTGATGGATTAGTAGGCACGTTGGTCGCTGGTACTGGCGCTGGCGCAGCGTTTATGCTTGGCGCAGCTTGTCCGAATGGAGTGCCAACGGAAATAGCGGCTGCTTTGCCAGCCAAGTAACTTAGATAAGCATCGAGGTACTCGAAAGGGTTACGAGCGTTAGGAAGGGCTGCAAGGAATCTGGAAAGGTTGCCTGTAGAATCTTGAGCCATAAGAATCTGGTCTGTGAGCTTCTTTGCTAAATCAGCATTGCCGTTAAGCAAAGCCAGTTGAGCCTGTAGGCGGAGTTCTTCTTCCTTTGTCACTCTACCCTTAAGAGCTGCGACTATCTGAATCTGCTCTAGGTCAAAGACTGTGCCAGACTTCTTAAGTGAGGCTTGCTTCTTCTGCTCGGCTGTGAGTGCCTTGGTAGATGCAACCTGCTTCTTAGTAAGGGCTGCAACTTCTTTGGCTCGCTTAACTGCGGCTGCTTCTGCTTCGCGTTGTTGGCGTAAGCGAACTGCTGTACCTGCTGGAGATGCTGAACGATTGGTAGATGACGCACCAGCGCCGCCCATGCCAGTACCTAGCGGATCCATAAGGAAATTGGTGTAGCCCTGACGGAACTTATTGAGCAAGCCGATTGCTGTGCCTAGGACAAGCGTTACGCCGTTTACAGCCTTAGCAATGTTGTCAATTGCTTTAGCAGCATCCTTAGCTTCTGTGCCACCACCGATGCGGGCAAAGGCATCAACCAAGCCCTTACCGATTGTCTCCTTGGCGTTCTCTGATGCAAGCGCCAAAGTGTCCATCTTGAATGATGTAGTGGTGAGGTAATCCTGTGCGGCTCCTGCTGACTTTGCCAGCATGATGCCTAGAATCTCGTTGAAGCCCTTGGTCTGTAGCTCTGCTCTTGTAAGTCCTGTGTTGTACTTGATAAGCCCACGAGTAATACCGACATAACCTTTGCCAAGGTCATTGGTGACTGTGGCTAAATCTACACCTGATGCTCGGCTAATCTGGATGGCATTGTTTAGAAGCTCTTGAGACTTAGTAAGTGATCCAGTTATGTTGAGCAAAGATTGGAAGGCTGGACGAAGGACGTCATCGGCAATCGAGGCTGTGCGTTCTAGGTTAGAAATAAAGTCTGCGACCTGCACCTTGGAGAAGGAAAGCCCAAGGTTATCAACTGCGCTGGATAATCTGCGAGCTGCTGCTTCATCTTCAGAGAAGGCTTTAACTGATGCCTTGCTATAAGCAATAATGGCAGAAGCGCCAAGGGTCACGCCAAGGGTGCGCCCCAGCTTCTTAATTGTCTTGTCTAGTCTTACGGCTGCATTGTCAGCATCCTTAAACGCCTTCTTGCCAACGAACTCCGCCGCTATGTCTACTCTTAAGTCTGCCATTACTTCTTTGTCCTCGCATTGAAAATAGCGGCTGAACGCTCAATAGCCTTAATTACTCCTGCTGTGGCTTTGCCTTGATCTTCCTCAAAGGCTCTAAAGATTGCGCGACCTGTCATCTTTGGCTTATCGCCCTTTAGTTGTCCACCGAGTTTAGGTGTGAACTTGCCAGTTACTCCAGACTTACGTCCAGCAGTTTCATAGATAGCGCCAGCAGCGCCTTTATTAAATATAGATGCCAAAGCGCGAAAGCCTGAACGATTGGCTTTGCTAGGGCTTGTCTTGTAGCTGATGCTACGGCGGGCAATTGTGGCATCGTAATAACGATTAGCCCAGCGACCTTTAGCGTTAGGACGCTTCAACCATCCGCTTGGAGCTTCTGCGTTTGATGGCAAGTAACCGCGAGCATCCTTAACAACTGGCTTAAGGAAGGCGGTTATCTCTTTGGTTGTTTCTTTGGCTAGGTCAGGCTCGAACTGGCGAAGGGCTTTACGATAAGCGATTACGCCTTGGATTTTTGTTGGCATCGCTTTGCTCCTTTGCTATGTCCTTTAATACCTGTACATGAGCCTTGAAAGCCATCGTAGGAAGTTCCACGATGGAGTTGAACGGAACTCCATACTCATAACTCAATCGAGCTGCGAGATAGGTGAGGGAGTTCCGATCTAGCCTAAAGGGTCAGACTCTAAGACCTCAACACTCTTAAGAGTTGAGATAAAGTCCTCGCCAAAAGGCTTGACCACTTCACCTGAGCGGCGGATGGCTTCCCAGCAAATCCAGTACACAGAACTCTGCATCTGGTCCTCTATGAGGGATTTGTGAAAACCCTTCTTAAAGTGCTGCTCAAAGCTGTACTCAATTACGGGAGTTATCTCGAACTCCTGCACTTGTCCGTCAGCCCTTGTTACTTTGAGTTTTGCCATAGCCCTTATCTCCTTCTTACGATGTGGTTACTGCGATTGTACCTGATACGTTCCATGTTACGGACTGTGTTGAAAGGTCTCCAACTGCGCCGTTGATTGGGGTTGTGTTATTGACAAGGCAGGTCATTGTGTAAAGTGGGTTTGTCGCAGAAGTAACGGCAGATGTCTGCTTGACTGTTACTACTGTGTTTGTTCCCCATACTGCCTGCAATGTCTGGAGTGTCTTAGATGTTGCCTCATCATTAAAGAAGTCGATTGTGATGGATGATGCTTCAAGACCCTTAACGAACTTGTGTCCTGAATCGCCCATTGCTGTCACTTCGAGTTCATCGAATGATCTTGAAATACTTACTGATGATACGAGTGATGATAGATCAACCGCATTAACAGTTAGAACTACACCATTGCTTAGATATACTGACATGTGGTTTATTCCTCATCTTTCTTAGTAGCTGGCTTTGTTTCTGGCTTAGAAGCAACCTGACCGATTTTAATCAGGAAGGCTTCGTTCTCTTTTTCCCATTGTGCTAAATCGGTCATGATTTAACTCCATTCCGTAAGTGTGCTGATTGCAATGTCGCAAGCCAGC